CCCGTGCAAGTAGTCTCGAAAAAATGCCCGGACAAAATCATATCCCGCAGCACAGTGCGCCCGTGAGGCGTCTCGAACGTCAGTCGGTAAGCCTCCTGCAGCTCAAGCGAGTGAACGGCTTCGCGTGCCTCCAACCGCTTCTGTATGCGCTCCCTAGGCGTTTCCACCGACCGCCTCCTCACCGCCAAGGCCTCGGATAATCTCCGTCAGCGCGTTCGGGTCTTCCGGGTTCATCGGCGTCTGGCCGAGAGCTCTCACCCCCTCGACTGCCGCTTGCGCCGTTTGCGCCTGAGCCATTTGTGCTTGATCCTGTTCGCGAGCCTTCCTGACCTCCATCACCTCGTCCTCGCTTCGTAGGCACTTGGCCGGTAACCCGACGAGATCCGCGCGCTCCCTGGCCATTTCGTCAAAATCGTAATTGTCCAGAACCAACGGGCTTACCGCTGCCATTCCCCCGGCGAACTGGGCCGTCTCATCGATGGTCTTGATACCCACCATGCGTTGCGCCTGAGCCAGCAGCGAAATGTACTCGATCTTGAACGGCTGACTGGAAATTTCCTCGGGCGGCGGCGGCAGATTGTAAATCCACGGCCGTTGCAATATCCGCAGCGTAGTGAACACAACAATGGGATCTAGTACCTCATCCTCTTGCCGCTCAATGAACGGACCGAGTTGGAGCATTTGCTCGGCTTTCATTTCGAGAATTTGTGTTGCCGTCGGCGGGGTTCCGCGTTGCGATTCCTGGATGATCGCCAAGAACAAATCGTTGTACATCCCCTTGTAGATTCGCTTGCGAATGGCTTCTGACTTCAACTCCCCGGCGTTAAGGTCGAACTTGAACTCGTAGAGTCTCTTGTACCCTTCGCCCCCCTGACCCTCGTAATAGGTGATGCCTCCAGCGTTGCGCTTGATCGGCTCACCCTTGTGCGACACCGGGGCCTGAATCGGAGGGTCCAATTCCCGGTGTGTGGCCAACAGGCATGAGTCTTCCATGTCTTGAAGCATCTTGACGTCAGGGATTACCCGCAGCCCAGGAGAGCCGGAACCATAGTTGTCGGACCCGACCAGCATCCACACCCCGGCGGCGTAAGGAAAATCGTCAAACCCGGATTCTCGCAGGATCTCACGATCATTTGACAGTTCCATCCACACCGATGAGAAGGGTTTGTTCTGGGAGTTCTTCTTGCCCGCGTTCCGATCCGGGCGCGGTTCGACAACGTGCAGCACTTCATAGGCGGTATAGAGCCGATTTTCCCGGAGAGCTTGCCGTACCTGCTTGGAAAGTTTATCGTCGCCGAATGCATCACGCATTTGCTTTGCCGTCATGAACTCGGTTCGGTAAACCGTGTCCACCTTACCCGCGGCATTCCGCGCCCAGTAAAACTCCCCGAACGTGAATGTCCGAAACCGGAAACCGCCTTCCGGAAATTCCTCCATGCCGATCAGAGTTGACCCGAACGCGATGGATTCGCCGTAACTGGAGTGCATGGCCGAGTAGAAGTTGCTCCGTCGCAGCTCTGCGTTCCGGCGTTTTTCGAGCGCGTCCATGAACTCCTTGGCCGGTCCCCACTTGTTCAACCCGTCGTCCTCGAATTTTGTTCGATGCCAGGGCCGGGACGGCGGAGTCAGCCCCGAGTACATTCCGTTCGTCGCAACCTCAAGACATGCCATCGGAGTTGAATCGATAATCAGGTCGCCCCTCTTGCCGTGCATCCGGTCCGGACGGCGGTCGTCGTCCTCGAATCGTCCCCGCTCCGGTGCGATATATTCTGCGACGCTCTTCGCCCGAGCATCCATTGATTGACGGCGCTCTTGTTTCATGTCTTCGAAGCGCGAAAGAAGTTCCTCTTTGTCAATCGCCATCATTCGCCTCCACGACGCGGCAGAACACCGCACCAACCGGCACGGACACAACCTCTCTCAAACTCAAGGCAGCCCCGCACACCAGCGGCAACCCTTTGATTTCGGGTCTCACCGGGACGGGTTGGTGCCATTGGTTGAGAAATTCGATAACCAGTTTAGTGTCTTTGTCCACGCCAGTACCTCGCTTCAGGCTTCTCGGGTTGCGATGCGATGAATCTCTCTTGTTCGCTCAGTTTCACCACGGGCTGTGCGAATGTAAGCCTCAAGCTGTCGAGTCTTCCTGGAGACCAACCAACGCGCTTCTTGAATGCATCCTTCGGTTCAAGCTGAATCTTCCCATCGAACCTTGGAACAATCTCTTCCCCGCAAAGCTCGTCGTAAAGGATTTGGTCGGCGGGAATAGCTCCACCTGATTTAAGCCAGCCCTTTACGGAGTTTGCCATTTCAGCACGCTTGTTAAGGCATCCAGGGTCCGTTGATTCCCCACCGAACCACACAAGACGCCAACTGCGGCCCATGGTTTTACCGGCGCTCACAATGCCGGTCCCGTACCCACCATCGATGAATACGGCGTCCGCTTTCTCTTCGTCCTCGATTGCAGCTAGCAGCGTTGCGATGTAAATGTCGTTGTCGTTCTTCGGGATCACCCGCAAGATACGAAACGACAACCCCTGCCTCAATCCGATCACAAGCTCGTCGTCGCCTTCCCATGCTGGGTCACAAGACAGGATTTTAGGGGCGAAGGCGAATTGCTGAGAGTGCAGCACCTTGCCGAATGCAGCGTCAATATCAATCAAGCTTATGAACTGCCGGGCGGACATTGCCGGGAACATGCCTCGCACGCGCACCTTGACGAAATCGGAGTCAATACCGTAGTCCTTGATCCAAGCTTCGATTTGAACCTTGTTCGTCAGCCTGCTAGTTCGTGAATCAACTTGCCTTCCGTTCCATCTGTGCTTGAGCTTGCCGAAGCAGTCTTTAAACCGTCCGGTGTTCCGAGTCGGGTTCCCGAACGCACACCAGATTATTTCCGTGTGCTCGTCGGTGAGCGCTCCTTCGGCAACCTGCCAGATTGCGTCAGGAATAGCGGAACCCTCATCGAATATCAGGAGTACCCGTTTCCCCTTGTTGTGGAGCCCTGCGAACGCCTCTGTGTTGCGTTCGGACCACGGAACCATATCAATACGCCATGTCTTTTCGTGTTCAGGCACAACAGAGAATAGAGCCGTTGCGGTAAGGGTGAACCAGTGTTTGCAGATACAGAGTCGATACCACTTGGCAAGTTCTGCCCACGTTTTGGTTTTAAGCTGGCTCTCTGTGTTAGCGGTCACAACACCCTTGCAATCGGTGATCGTGCTCATCGCCCACAGAATCAGCCAGGCAACCACAGCAGATTTGCCCACACCATGCCCGGAAGCACATGCCTCTTGAATCACTACACCAACATCTGCACCAGCCTCAAGACGTGCCCCAATGCTTTTGAGCAGTTCTTCCTGCCATTCGTCCGGTCCGTCGAAGCCCGCAAGCTCACCAACACCCCATTCGAACGCGAACAGCACCCATGAGTAAGGATCGTGCGTGTACTGAACGTTATCGAGGATCAGTTGATCCTCGTAGCTAATCTTTCTTGCGGCTTGCTGCGACACGCTTCCTCGCTTCTTCGAGCTTCTTTGGTAGTTCGTCCATGGTGAGCTTGACTTCGCTCACGTCGGTAAAGAGCTTCAGGTGCTTCCCGGCTTTCTCAAGAGCCGAGTTCTTGTCCCAAATTTTAAACTTCTTTGTGACTTCCGATATCACAACAGCAGGTTCACCTTCCTTGCCATCTTCAACCCGCGAAGTGGTCAGCACGTCAAGCCCACCGATGCACGCTGCGGTGTCGTCGTCAAGTTCGTGAATCGGCTTAATGTTTCCCTGCTCATCGTAGAGCTTGCGAGGATCAAAGAAGGCAAGTCGAGCGATTTCTTGGAGCACTCGGTCTTGCGTAATGTGCGTTCGTTCAGCCCGAGCATCTTGTGCTTTGCGTATTACGGCTTGGATTTCAGGATTTTTCAAGAGGTCGAAGCCCATTGCCCCGGCAGTTCTTGGGGAGTATCCGGCACGAATCGCAGCTTGCGTTGCGTTGAGGTCGATTATGTATTCCTCTGCAAATCTACGCTGCTTGTCGTTCACCTACTTGCCCCTTTTCGCAGCCTTTACCACGCCGCGCCTTTTCCCATTGCCGCGTGTATCCGCGCTCCCTTGCGCTTTTGCGTTCAGTCCTGCTCATCTTCAACCTCTTCGGCGACAGCATCAGTCAACACAACATCAGGCTTCTCGGGATCGGGCACGGTCGTTGCGATCTTATACCGCGTAGCCGATGCCGTCTTACCGCCCGGCTGTGAGCTCGCGCTAATCGCATCGCCCGGCTTCGTCCATGGGTAGATGTCGAAATAGAGGGTCACATCCATTAGTCAGCCGCCTTCTTGTCGGTCGTACCGCTCACGTTCGCGTCTTTGACGATCCTCCCCGCCACGGCCACCACGGCGGCAATCAGCAGTTCTTTCCAATTGGGACCGTCTCCGTTTTCAATCATCGGCATGATTGCAATCAGGGCAGCGGAGACGTACCCTATCAGAGATGTGCGCCAGGATGCGCCGAATATCGCGTTCACTTCTCAGCTCCACAGTAGAGGTCGATTGCTTTTTGCGCGCCCACCAAGTACTTAGCCCAATATTTTTGTTGTTCGGATGTCGCCGCGGTAGCAATCGCAATCTCTGCAAGAGAGCACGCCTGCCGCGCGTCAGCACAGTAGGCGGCGTACTTCTCCGCCTGAGTTGCTCCGGAAGGCAGACTTGCGGTCGCACATCCGGCCAATGCGGCTAGG